GGAACTTATTGTGAAGAGGTGTTTCATATACCACTTGACCGCTTTAACACCGTGCGAACGGCGTCAAAGCTCAAGGACAACAGACTGTTGCCATACCTAGACCATCCCAAGATGAGACTGGTATTGGACACAAAGAAAGATAGAAGGGATTACTCCTCCGTCAAAGACGGAAAGTACACTCTTCTGGGTAAAGATACGGAATACTCGGAACAAGGTGTCGAAGGGCACCTGTTCCAAGTAGCCTCTGTAATGCAAGATGTATGTCTTGGTCTGAGATACGAGCGTCGGCCCGTATATCTACCAAGGCAAATATTCAGTGTAGGTAAAATGCCAGCTTTCTGGAACACAGAAAGCTGGGCCAATGCCATATGGAGTCAGATCCCCAAGGTCACGAACGTTACCGTTCAGGCCCTTAGGGAGTTACTAGGAGAAGTTCCAAAGAACTTGACTAACCTAAGGTCAGTCAAGACTATGGAACGACATTTTGATAGTGAGGCCGTCACTGAGGTATTTTCAATACCTGAGAACGACCCCATGAGAGAATTCATAATCGTCCCGAGGGACCTTGCTCACAAGGTCCCCCCGGGCGTGTTAGATAGACTTGTTGCAAGTAAACACCTAACTACCTCGTCAGAGGTAGAGGCGTTATACTTGTACATGAAAAGAGTGGAAACCCTCCAACAGACTGTTGAACAAACAGATCTGATGGAGATGGTTTTCTCAAGATGTACAGAAATGCCGTCGTACTCCTTTGACGAAGTCAAAAGAGTATGCACGGATTTTAAGGAAGAATTCTACAAAAAACGGTGGGCCGTAAAGCCACTCGTTGATGTAGATTACTACTTTACAGAGGATATTGATGAGTTTAGAAACTCAGACCCCCGGAATGTTGACATTCCGGAGTTCGAATACCTCAAGAGATTTGGTAAGAGAATCCCCCCCAGCACGCCTAAAACGCGTGCCGAGGAGGAACTCTACAGATGGTTTTGTGAGTGGAGACAAAGTATTCTTGACGAAGAATACTATGAACTCCCCCCGCTACAATTATTAGAAGACGACCCGTACATCATCCAACAGATTGGACGTGATGAACGGGAGGTCGCCGTTATTGTGACAGATGACAAGAAACTTTGTAGACTAGCGTCTAACAAGTTTCCTGACAAGCTGATTTTAAGAATTACGATCCGAAATTGGGTTCTCATGGACGCCGATGAGAAGCCAGTTTTGGAAGCGTTAAGAGATGACTTAAAGGTGCCTGGGCATGTCCTCGTTGACGAGGGCAGCCTAGACGCCTTTTTGTGGAGAACTGATATCGATCCGCTCGCCTTCCCTGGGTGGGACGAACGGATTGATATGAAGAAGCCAAGGGAGCAAGAAGACATTTACAATGTCTACTTGCCCCCCATCAAGTCGTCGAACGTCTACGATTTCGTTGAAATCATGGACGTAAGACGCGCAGTGAGGATCCTTGGACGACGAGGTGGCGGCTGATAGTTTCTGCTATCGGCCGTGCGCACACCTCGGTGAGTCCGGATCCAATTTGCCGGCAATCACGTACACGCGTACGCCGTGGGCTGGACCTCCGAGGAGGTGCCGCACGACGCGTGGGTCACGAGTC